AGCAAATGCAGCACTTATCTTACTTGCAGCTCCTTTACCTATAGCACTTTCTAAACCTTTCTTAGCATATCCTTTAATATTACTAGGAGGCTTACCACCACCACCTAGAGATGCACCAGATCTTCCAACAGATTTACTATACCTATCTTCAGGTATTGCACTAACACCACCTTTACGCCAAGCATTGGAATCTGATTTCTCTGATGGTTTACCTTTTACATCAGACTCCATATTAGTTTTAGAGCGCATGAAGTAAGGGTATTTATCAGACTTATCCTTAGCCATTGTTTCATTAGCTGCTAAGAACTCCTCTTGTGTCATACCTCTTAACTTTGTTAAAGCTTCTTGAACTTCTTGGATAACAGCTTGATTTTCTTTTTGCCATTGCTTATCAGCTTTAAAGTTATCAGTCTGTGTTTGAATCCTGCCGTTAACTTCTACACCTTGAACCAAATCTATTTCATTTAGTCCAGAGATAGCCATTTGCATTTGCATCTGATCACGGTACTTATTTGGATTACCAAACTCTCTTGGAGCTTTAAACTCAACACCCTTACCAGTTAGCTCAGCATTTCTAGTTACAATACCATCAAGTGAAGCCCCTCCTGGAAATAGAGCATTCGTTAGGAGTCCTGTTTCTAAAACTTCTGTGTCAGTGTCTTTTTCATATTTCTTTCTTATCTTATCTTCTAAAGAGTTTCCTCTTGCTGTATCAGCATTACCACTAAATGGTGATTGAAGTCCCCAACCTTCTCTAGCTTTTTCTTCTAGGTATTGATTAGCCTTTCTATCACCAGCAGTAAATCGCCATGCTTCAGATGCAGTAGGAAGATTTCTACGAGCTTCAAGCCACTCTTTAGAACCTTGTTTACCAGAGTGTTCTGTTATATGCGGATTAGCATTTAGGAACCTTGCCCTAGCAAGATCAAGTCTACCTTCTCTTGTAGTAGGTACTGAAACCCTTGAACCTTCAGAAGCCTCTCTATCAGCTATGTTTGCACCAAGCCTGTTAGCACCAAATGCTTGTTTAATATAATTGATATCAACCCAGTCAGCATGATTCGAAGCTTTTCTCTCAATACCTGATGTGTCTGTATATCCTGGAGTAGCATCAATACTAACATCAGGTGCTGGTGAGCCATTCTCAAATACCTTTGGCTCTCCACTATTTAAACTTTCTGCTAGGGTCTGGTCTGTATATGCTGGAGTTGAATTATCGCCTCCTGAACCATCACCAGAATCATCACCAAAATCATCACTATAATTATCATCTGTTGGAGGAGGTAGATCACCTTCACCATCATTTACAACCATTCTAACAAATTCATCTACATAGGTTTCATTAGAATCTATAACATCATAACCACCTTCTTGATTGCGTACTGTTTCAGTCGCTCCCATAGGTTGAAATGCTGTATCTACATATTCAGATATGTGTTGAAGGTCGTATTTATCTAACTCATATTTATCTAAGTCTATCCCTCTTTCTATTTTATCTATAATAGATAGAGTCCTTTCTTCTGGAGATAGATCTTCACTCCAGTCAAAACTCTTAACTGGAAGCATACCTCCTTGCCATTCACGCCTACCCATTCCACCGTAATCTACTGAGTCACCATAGCCGTAAATCTTAGCAACCATCTTAGGCAATGTAGTTAAAGCACCACGTTCAATTAGAGACTCTTTATCTTCTTGTTCCAACTCATCAAACTTATTGTATGGTATAGTGCTAGTACCTTTACCAAGCAGCGAGGATATTACATCCGCTTCACCACCGTATAGGTCAATACGTCTACCTTTTCTATCAAGTTCTGGTCTTAGTACATCTTCATCAAATGTTTCTCTTAACTCTTCAAAAGTAGGATAAGCTGAGTAATAAGGTTTAGGTGATACAGGTTTAAATATCTCTCTAGCTTTTTCTATACCATGTTCAGCAATAAGTTCATCTAATGCTGTCTGGTTATCTTCCATAATAATAGCATTTTGTTTAGCAACCTTTTGAAGTCTACTACCCATTTGAACAGATAAAAGATCTGTCAATCTGTTGATAGCTTTATCACGAACTTCTGGATTTAGGTTATCTACATCAATATAACGTTCAGCCAATTTACTATAGAAGTCTACAGGGTTTGAACTTGGACGAAGCCCCATTACTCCTAGCATCTTCCCATATGGGTCTCTACTTTTACCACTCCAATCTGTAATAGTATTAGTAGTGTTCTGCATATATTCAGGAATAATTGGAGACTTACCACCGCCAAGAGTAAACTCCCTTTCGTAAAAGTCCTCTCTAGCTTCAGGGCCAAGTGGCATAACATCAAGACTATGAGTTCTATCAACATGTCCTTGACCAGTTTCTTCAGCTTCTATATCTCTGCGGAAGTGTCCTAAGATAGATGATATAGCCCTTAGAGGATTCTTTCTATCCTCAATGCTTATATCTCCACCTACCTCTCCCATCATATCAATATCAGCTACACCTTCCCCAGCAAGTCCAGCTTTCTCAAGAATATCACCAGCATGTTCTCCAGTAAGTTTCCTGTAGTCCATACCAAGTCTATCAATTGTACCAAAGATAGCTAACTCTTCTCTTGTAAAAACTCCCCTACGATCTTTAGGAGGTGTCTTATCCCACAACTCTTTCTTGTTAATTACAGCTTTAAATTGTGAGCTAAGTCCAGCAGCCTGTAACTTTCCACCAATAATAGATTCATATGTGTTGTAAATATCTGCATCTGGAGTAGTAACTAACGCTCCTGTAAGTTGGCCTAAGATTTCTTGGCGCTCTTCAATAACAGCTAACTTACCTTTTTTATAAGTTTCCATTCCTTGAATGATAGCATGTGAATCAGCACTACCAGATACAGCAGCATTATCATTCTGCTCCATATATTTATTGAAGCGACCTGAAAGTAAGAAGGCTTCAGCTTCATCAGAATCCCAAGACTCAAACACCTTCTGAAAGTCTTTAACACTTCCACCAGTTTCCATAGAAGAATATTTAGCAAGCTGTCTAATGACTTCCCGCTTCCTTTCTTTCTTCTCAGCTGGAGTTAAAGCATTTCTTAAATCATCACGACCCTTGCTTATTACTTCATTATTAGGTAGTAATATATCAGTCTTATCAGTATCTAGACTACTATGATGAACTGCCTTTCTATCCTCTGATGCAACAAGACCATACTTCTCATCTACTATAGGTGCAGTCCAGTTAAGAGGTTCTACTGGTTTCTTCTTCTTAAGCTTTAAAGTCTTTTTATTAGAAGATGTTAAACCAGATATACCTTGTGTTGTTTTGCCTGTAGTTATGTCGGTCTTATTATAAATAATTTTCTTGGCCATTAGAGCCTCCTTTACCAACGTGTTCTTTAAGGTCTAACAATTCGTGCATAATATAAAGATCATCAATACTATAAGTGCAGTCCTGCAAGTCCTTTAAATTACACATAGGAGGACTTGCTAAAAGTGGACGATGCAGAAAGTAGTTAATATCTGGGAACATCTTATCTAAATCAGCTTCAGGATTTAAGTCTTTAGCTGTAAGATATTCTACAGACCCATCTTCATTAGTTTTGATAGATACAACTTCATCTACCTCTACTGGCTCGGCTCTTTTTCTGTTAGACCTTCTACGAAAAAATCTTTAAAGTTTACTTGCAGTACAAAGGAAAATACTTCATAGATGAAAAATATATCACCACTAAACTCTACATCGAAGTTAGTTGATGTAATCTCTTTGTTGTCAACTCTAACACCAATACAACACTGCCTAACAAAGCCTTCGAACATTTTTGTATTAGCTTTCTCAAGTACAAACATAAGACCTTGAAAGTCCCAATCACCCATTACAAAAGACAGGCAATAGTCACCGAGTGTTGCAAGCATTCGTGATTGCATTTCTAAACTAGCAGAAGCATTCCATTGTTTACAATAGACTTGCTTGCCCCTAATTTCTCTTGTTTCTTGTTTACATGCCATCAAGTATTCTCCTTTTGTTAAATAAAATAGGGACTACGAAGTGTAGTCCCTATATGTTTTGTTACAGCCCTACCTTGTCATACTGGCCCATAACAAACCAGATTTGTTCAAACTCAATAGTCCAAGACAAAGATACAATACCACTACCACGAACGATAGCAGGCATGACAGGGATAAATCCGTTAACACCTGTAACAAGTGTCTGTCCCATCTTATCATTGATCAAACCTTGAATTGGATCGAAGGTAGCCCGATTTCCAGAAAGACCAGTATTCTGTGAAAGAGTAGCTCGGCTATTCAATACAGTGTTGTAGTCAGAAGTCTGTAGAAGGGTAAATACCATACGACCTGAACGGTCTGCAATTGTTGCTGTAGACATTTCACCACGAGCGCCAATTACTTTCGTATGTTGTACGTTGGTACGGCCTGCGGAAATAATGCTATTGTTATCTGTAAACCCTGTTACAGGAATACCGTCGAGCAATAGATCGACACTATAAAAACTATACTGCTTCATATGCTACTCCTTTATTCCGAGAACGAGCCGGTGATAACAACTTTATGAATTGCACCAGCACCTACTGCGGTAAAGGTGATGCCCTTGTAGATACGATTACCTTTGTCAGCAGACGATACATCGCTAACAGGAATGTAGCTAATCTTGTAACCAAGTTCCAGATACTCACCATCTGTGGTGTTACCTGGAGCAATCAAACCATTAGTTACGCCCTGACGCAATCCTTGTTCAACCTTCTGGATAATCATGCTAATACCAGTATCTGTATAAGGTACTTTGGTATTTGAAGTATAGAGCAGATTGAATACATCTGTTTCAATACGGTTCTGAAGCCAGTCAGTACCATGCACTGTATCGAAGTAACCACCACCAGCCATTTTACTTTCTGCAAAGAAACTGTTACCACCAACATCTAGAAAGACGTTACAGTTAATTTCTTGCAGCTTAGCGTTCTGTGTACTTGTAAGTTTAGCTACAGGAATAGTAGGCAACTTCTTATACATCAGAGTAATAGTAGTATTGGTTCCTTCAAAGTTTACAGTGAAGGCACGACCTGCTACAGAAGCACCAGCATAGGAGCCAACACTTGGAGCATATACAGACAGAGTGCGAGAGTTAGACTTAGCATCAATAAGACCAGCAACAGTTGTTTCATTACCGTTAGCAAGAACAGCAGAATCACTTGTAGTGTTAAAGAATACTTTAGTACGAGCCTGCACCCAATCAGATACAGCCAATACAGTTTCTTCTACGTCATCCATGTTGGAGTCAAGAACTACACCATAGAATGAGGTATTAACTTCTTCACATTTGCTAAGAGCTTGTGTTGCAGATTCTTCAGTATTACCTTGCTCCAATGTTGCATCCAACATATGCAGAGCAGTTGCCAGACCACCAACATCAGCAGTAGCAACAGTAATAGTAGAAGTTACACCAGTTGTAGGACTAATAATATTACAACGACCATTTGCGTCAATGTAACAGGTTGTACCTACCAACTGTGCATCCAGAGCATCATTGATAATAGTAGCAGCTTCAGAAAGAGATACTACAGAACTGAGGTCAACTGCTGTAATAACAACAGGAGTCCCATCAATAGTAATAGAGAAGCCACCAGCACTTACAGCTTGCAATTCAGCCAGCACTGCCGGAGAACTACCGCGAGCAGATGCAGAAGTAGATACACCAGCTTGCAAACCTACTAGGAAGTAGATTGGTTTAGGTTGCTGTGCATAGTATGCAGTAGCAGCCTTATTAATTTCACCATCAGGAAAGTCAGCTGCAACAGCAGACATGCTGCTATATTGGCGAACTCGCTCAGTTGTAGTAATAGGGTTAGGGCCAGTACTTGCTTGGTCAGACAACATCAACAAGGAACCGAAACCGGCAAGACCTTGAGGTGTAGGAGCCAAAGCAATGCTAACACTAACATACTCGGAAATTGGAACAGTTGACATATATTTATGTCTCCTCTTAATTAGTTGTTATACATCGTATCAATATGAACAGGAACTACTACATCTTCGACCTGATGCTCACCGTCAATAATTGCCTGAATAATTCTTGGGATTCTTGTTTCTTGAATGCGAATAACATTAAAGTCAAGCCTTACTCCAGTACGAACTTCCCACTGAGATTCCAATGCCAAAGTTTTAACTTGTAATGGGCCTTTATTAAGTAGCACCATACCTTGAGCTTTCATTAAATCAAGAACATCTGGCCTATAGAAACTGTTATTAAAGAAGTCTGCATCTACATCATCCCTTGAAAATAGCACATCAAAAGATAAGATACGAATACCTCTAGTTCTAAATACAAACTCATCAGTATTTGCATCATAACTGTTTGTATATTCATCAAAGCCTGGACTATATGTACCCATAGGTCTTACAGCAGCATAAGCGTCAACTGGAGGACGTGGAGCATTCTTGAACATAGGGTAGGAATATCTTGGCTTCAATACACATTGGTCTATAATTTTTTGAACCTTTTGTACATCACTATCCATATTAATTCCACCCTGCCACATCAACTGCGGCTTTCTTTTTCTTTGTTTTCTTATTCTCTTTTTTAATATATTCTTCTATCATCTTTTCAAATGCAATCTTCAGAGGATCACCTTCTTCTAAAACAAGGTTCTGAACTTTGCTACCAATTACTTTAGTAAATCCCATATCATCATAGTGACCATTTTGAGTAATGAGGTAAGTTGTACCATACACACATACTAGACTTTTAATAGGCAATAGGTGTGTTGAATGAAAACTCATAAATGCTGGGATACGTTCTAGTTCAGGATTAGCTTTAAGCTGCTCTCCAAATACACCTTCATCCCTATTGCCGTATGGGATTGGTGTTGCTTTGATAGATATAACTGGCCCCATAGCATTAACAACCCACTGATTATCTTCATCCCAATATCCACCTATAGGAGCTGAG